GGTTGAAGCAATAACAGGCATACCTCATAAAGATTTTAAACTAGGATCAACTGGTATCAGAAGTACTAGTGGCGACATGGATATTGCAGTTAATCAAGCAGAAGTAGATAAGCAAGAATTGTATAATAAGTTGGCGGCATGGGCAAAACAAAATCATCCTGAAGATGATGTTAGAAAATGGGTAGCAAAGTCAGGCATCAGTGTACATTTTAAAACTCCTATCAACGGAGATCCGAGTCAAGGATATGTACAGACAGATCTAATGTTTGGAGATCCTAGTTGGATGAAGTTTGCATTAAAAGGCAGTGGAGATAATACTCCATACAAAGGATCGCACCGTATGATTCTTCTTGCTAGTATTGCAAAAGCACAAGGTATGATGTGGTCACCTACAAAAGGATTAGTTAACAGAGAAACTAAAGAAGTTATTACAAAAGATCCTAATCAAATAGCACAGATGCTTTTAGGCAAAGGTGCAAAGCAACCTGACCTTGATAGTGTAGAAAGTATTATTACAATGATTAAACCTCGTAGCGATTATGAAACACTAGTAGCAGATGCTAGAGATAATTTTGCTAGAGAAGAACTTACGTTACCAGAGAGTAAACAGTTTTACAGAATGATAGAGTTAGCAGGACTATGAGATTTCACCAATTCAATAAGCCGTTATTATTAGAAGCATCTGCACGTATACAACATGCTGAAGATATTATTTTCTTTGAAGGTTCTGCTGGAGCAATGAGAGTTTTAAATAGTCTTAGGAATTTAGAAAAAGGCGGATACTCTGATGTTACAGTTAAGTGGGATGGCAGTCCTGCAATTATATTCGGACGTAATCAGAACGGAGAATTTATACTTACAGACAAAGGCGGCTTTGTAGCAAAAGGTTATGATGGAAAGGCTACTAGTGCAGAAGCATTAGAAGCAATGTTAAAGGCTAGACCTGGCTATGCTAAAGATCCTAAAGGGTATGGACCTTTTGTTGCAAATATGAAAAATGTATTTGCTATGTATGAAAAGGCAGTTCCAAATACTTACGTAGGATTTTTTAAAGGTGATCTATTATACTTTAACACTCCAAAGATTGAAGAAGGAAGTTATGTATTCAAACCACAAATTGTAACATACTCTGTTGATACAAACAGTGAACTAGGAAAAAAAATTAGTGCAAGTAAAACAGGTGTTGTAGTTCATAGTCAAGTTGGGATAGATGGAATAGAAACTAAACCAACTGATACAGATAATTTTATAGGTGATGAAGTACTTGTTTTTCCTCCAGTGACTGTAGAGAAAGCACCACAGGTTCCAAACGCACCTTTAGACAATGCAGAAAGAATTATAAAGAAAGATGCACAAGCAATAGATAGTCTATTAAATAAAAGCACACTAGGAAGTCTACAGATAACAGACTTTGCAGATATACTTTATGCATATACAAACAGTAAAGTAGACACAGGACTTAGTAACCTAGGCGGTGATTTTGCACAATGGTTAGAGACTACACCAAGAGTAAGTAAAAATAAAAAAGTAAAGATAGCACAATACATTCAAGATAACGCACAAGGTTTTAGTAGTCTTTGGGAAGTAGTAAACACTATTATGAAAGTTAAAGATCAAGTCATACAGGATATGGATAGCCAAAGTTCAACAGTTAAACAGAGTATTAATGGTAATACAGGTGGTGAAGGATATGTTCTAGCAAGTCCAAAAGGTTCTATGAAACTAGTACCTAGGGCAACCTTTAGTGCGGCAAACCGAGCAGTAAAACGGTAGGATAAATACGTTTATGAAGTTTAATGAAATAATAAATGAAGACAGACAACAACTCAATGAGTTTATACCTTGGTTTGCGATCGGTGCGGCAGGCATGGGCTATACTGGATACGAAATATATAATAATTTTAAGTTATATAATTTACCTGTTGGAGACCCTAACAAGATAAGTGGCGAGGACTTAACTGCAAGACTTGGCGGTGATGTTGCAACTGCACTTATAGGCGGTGGGTTAATTAAAGGATTACAAGCCGGTATCAAAAGTTATAAAATGTTCAAAAGTAGTAAAGATGCTGTAGCTGCTGCAAAAAATTTAAAGAAAGCAGAAAATGATTTTAAAAAACTAGACAAAAATAGTCCAGACTATGATAAAAATCTTAAAAAACTTAACGATAAAAAAGACCTAGAAAAACTTAAACTAGATACTAATAAAGGTAAAAAGGCAGAATTAAATCTAAAACCTGGTAAACTTAAAACCTTAAGTAAAAATACAAAAGCATATGGTGTGCCTGCTGCAATTACTCAAACAACTGGTATAGATAATACTGTAACAAAAGCATTTGGTGGCACTGTTGACAAAGATGGCGAAGATAGCAAAGATAGCAAAGGTAGCAAAGGTAGCAAAGACAGTAAGGTTTACGATAGGTATATTTCTTCTTTAAAAAAAGGGATGTCTGCCGCTGATAAAGCCAAATATGGTAATACAGATATTAAGTATGATAGAAACAAAAGTCCTGAAACAAAGGCAGTGTTTGACAAATACTCTGCACTAGGTGCAAAAGGGTTAGACTATAATAAAGATAATAAAATAGTAAAGCCTGATGTAAAAAAAGTAAAGCCTGATGTAAAAACAGTAAAGACTAATAAAGATATTAAGTATGATAGAAATGCAGATGTTACACAAGGTTCAACTATTTCACAAAAACCAGTAGTAAAGTTTAATCCAGTAAACCAAAAGCCTATTACTAATCCAAATCCTACGACTGTCAAAGACAAAGACACTGGTGGCATTATTAATAAAAATATCGATAAGGATTTTATAGAAAAGAATATGCCAGGTAAAACACTGAATAAAAAAGGTGTTATTGTTAAAAAAGAAGATGTAGTTGAAGACTTTGTGTCCGAAGAAAACAAAACGACAAAGTATCAGTTTTTAAATAATGAACTAGCAGAAGCAAAGTATATGAGAACTGACAGAGATACTATAGGTCGTAGTTCTGATAATATCGCACAAGGTTTCTTTGAACACTTGTTAGTGCTACAACAGATGAGATTTGAGAATCCTACCTGGGCACAGAAATATGCTAAAGATACAATGCGTTACATGAGTTTTAATAATGTTAGAACAGGTGCAACAGACCTACACAATTTAGCAAGTATTGTAAACAACCCTGCTAAGTATGCAAGTAAAATTGGAAACAGTTCAGCAACTATAAACGAACTAGGTTTTAAGAGATACCTTAGAAATATTATTAATGGTAAGTATGTTCCAGGACAGGATCGTGCATTCTTTTTAGCAACACAAAAAAGTTTAGGTATTAAGAATAGTTTACTTAAACAAGCAAGAAGAGTTATGAGTGACTACGGAGTTACTAATAAAAACGAAAGAGCATCTGTAAGTACAAGACTTACAAATAGTTTTAGACAAGATAGTAGATATAGAAGTGACGTATTTAAACCATATGCATCTACTATTAAGAAAAACAAAGTTATGCCACCAGAGAAAAAAGGCATGGGCATTGCAGCAAAGACTGCAATCGGTATGGTCGGTGGTGCAGTTGCTGGATATAAACTAGGACAATGGGCGTCTAGTTAATAAATACATATATAGAAACGCAGTAATGCGTAAATAGAAACGGAGAAAAGAAATGCCAGTAGTAACAAGAGTAGGCGGAACTTCGCATATGACAGTTGGTGTACAACACGAAACAGGTTGTCACTGTTACTTATTAACAGTACAAAATGCTTCAAACAGTGCGATTGATCTTAGAGCTGAAGATGATGCAGTTAACGAAACTGTAGAAGCAATAATAATGGATCTTAATCCATTAGCATATTTTATAACAAATTCTAATGCAGGAACAGTAATGTTAATTATGGATAAACAGTTTAATGACCATGCTGATTTACAGACACGCATTAGACGAATAGGTATAGACTCAGGTGCAACAACAACTAGTATTGGACCAAACGATGTTGATATCAGTGGATCAGATGTATTACCAGTTAGAGCATTAGGTGCATTAACAACTGAAGGTGTAATGGCATTTACTGGTGCAACTTAATAGTTTGCAATAAATAACATTAATAGCATTTTACATTAAATGCAAAATTTTTAGAAGGAAAATAAAATGGCAGAATTAACAACTACAAACGTTGGCAATACTTTTAATAGTGGAGCCCAATTTCATCTTACAAAAGCAGCAAAGACAAATATGACTCAGGCTGAATTAGATGCAATGTTAAGATTTATTTCATTGACTACAACAGTTGTTGGAGTGGGTGATGATACAGCAGGTGGATTTAACGCAGGTGCTTCAGATGCAGTTCACATTATAACAGAAGGCGGAGTTGCTCCAGCAGCGGCTTCAAACTTTGGTGTAGGCAGTACTGGAATAACAACTACTGTTGTTTCACTATTTAATAACTTAAATCAAGGTTAGTAATTTTACAAATACTTTTTAAAAAGCACACATTCAAGTGTGCTTTTTTATTGACTTTTAGATAAATAATTGTAAGAACTTTAAAAGTTCTCAATTAACAGGAGATAAAGAAGATGGCAAGTTTAACAAGAGTACATCCTACAACTGCACCAATTAATGTAGAAACAATAGGTCAACCATTACAAATATTCACAATTGATTATATTAATGCAGTGAATGCTGGAAATGGCCCAGAAGGCGTACAAGCACTAGTACAAAATGCAATAATGGCTACTGCTACTATAGTAATAAATGGACCACTAGGTAATTCAAACACTGAGCAAACTTTCGTAACAGAAGGTTCTGATTCAATAGTAGTTGGAACATTACAAACTGCAATTAGAGCATTAGGCACAACTGCTGGAGACACATCAGTTGACGTATCTACAGCAACAGTAACAGCAAAGACATTTACTGTAGCAGTGTAATATTCTTAAAAAAATATTTAAAAGGATCAGTTTATTACTGGTCCTTTTTTTATGACTGTAAATACATTTATGTTAGAGCAGTATAAAGAGATATGGTGTCTTATGACACTAGTGGATATAACAAAAACTAGTGATATCAAAGGTGCTGGTAAAACAAGAAATCAGCAACGCAATTTTGAAACACTACAACAAGCAGTTGGCATACTGTCACAAACTTGGAGTTTAGGTCCTCCTAAGTCTTGGAAGTTAGATCAAATCCACAGACAGTTAAAAGATGTATCAGTAACATTTGGAAAACAACACGACTTTACACAAGAAATGGGCATGGATCTAACTGTTTGGAGTTGGAGATTTGGTATTGAACACAATGATGTTTTTGGATATAGAGGTGAAGCGTTACTTGATCAATTAAATAAAATACCTATCATAACTGGTTTAAATGAAAATGCAGAAATAACTGTTCCTGTGTTTGATACAGATTACGATAGCGATAGGCGTAATGTACTGTTAATATGCGAAACGTTACTATAGATAAATAAAAATGATGCTAATACAAAGGCACAAAAACAGGCACACATAAAACTTAAGGCAATAAGAATAAATCAAGCATCACCTAAAAGAGGTGAAGAATGTCGATAAAAGACATAGAAAAAGAGAACCTAGAAGCACATGTAGAACTGTGTTCTGAAAGGTACAAGTCATTGCACGATAAACTCGATGCGGTGAATCTTCGCCTAGATAAGCATGAAACAATGCTAGTCGAAGTACATGCCGCTGTCATCTCTACAGAAAAAAATCGCAATAATCAACTAATTGCATGGGGAGCAGGCACGATTGCAGTGCTTGTAAGTACTATTGGTACACTCATGTATATTATCCTAACTTAAAAATTTAATAAATACATATATGTTAATAGAAGAAATTGAAGAAGGTATGGCTTGGGCCAAACGAGGGAACAAAGTAGTTCGTAAGTTTCGTTGTGGCAGTGGTAAACGTAAAGGCAGAGTAGTTAGTTCACCTGCACAATGTTTCGCAGCACCTGATATTAAAAAACGTATGAAGTTAAAGCAGACTAAAGCAAGACTTGGTGCAAGGATGGTGCGTAAAGCAAAGAAGACTAAAAGAGTAAACCCTGCTAGTAAAAGAGTAGCGGCTTTAAACAAGTAAGGTAGTAACATGAAGTATTCAGATATTAAACCAAAGATGATGATTAATGAAGTACAGTATGTATTAAAAAATGTACAAGGTTTTACTGTAACATTAGGAATGGTAGAAGATCCTAATCAAGAAGTTCAACTTAACTTAGCAGACAAAAAAGTTGATATGAGTGGACCAGGCGGAATGGTTACAGTTACAGACGAACTCAGTCCAGCAGAACGTACAAATTTACTACGACGAGCCAAAGGTGCTTTGATCGACGTTCAAGTCAGTAACATGAGATAATGAGGTTTTTAGAATTTAAAAAAGGTATTACAGTTGTTATTACCAATGAGGAACAAGATGTACTCGAAATGCTTCGCGACGAAGGCACAGTTAACAAGACAAAAATGTCTGAACGTGAACAAACGATTGCTAATCAATTAGTCAACAAAAATATAATTGTTAGGAAAAAAAGCAATGAGCAAATCACTTATAAACTCCAACCTTCGCAGGCAAGTCTCTAATCTAGTAGATAGTACAGAGTCTGCTACTAAGATAACCAAACTCCCCAACAACAATGTTAAAGTTAACCGTAGATTAGTTTCTAAAATGAGAAACTTATATACTATTAGCGATAGTAAAGAAACTTTTTATTTAAAGAAGTCGGCTATCGGGTATGCACTAACTTTAGAAGATAATAATTACGGAATGGGTTTTACTATTATGCG